TGATACTTCCAGAAGCTATAAAGGTATTACAGATGAAAGTGTCTTAATAGATATTATGTGAGGTGAGTGTATGATTATTTCTTTAGAAGAAGTTAAATTATATTTGAGAATTGATGGAGATGAGGAAGATGCACTCATCTCCAATTTTATAAATGTATCAGAAGATTTAGTTCAAGGAATTCTAAGAGTTCAGTTATCAGAACTTGATCCAGTGCCAGAGATAATAAAACAAGCTATTATGTATTCTGTTGCTAATATGTATGAAAAACGAGAAAACTATGATTCAAAAGCTGTTATTCAGACTATGAAAACCCTTTTATTTCAGTATAGAAGGGAAGAATGGTGATGATAGGAGATTTAAAACACAGAGTAGCATTTGAAAAATTAATAACATCAGTAAATGAGAATGGCTTTGAAACAGAAGAATGGAAAGAATATAAAGTAGTATGGGCAAAAGTTTCAAATTTAAGTGGAAGAGAATATTTTCAAGCAGCAACAATAAACAAAGAAAAGACAGTTAAATTTCTTGTGAGATTTATTGAGGATATTACTGAAGATATGAGAATTAGATTTAGAGAAAAACAATATGATATAGTCGCCATTGATAATATTAAATATGAAAATAGATATATTGAAATCAAAGCTATGGAGGTAGAAGAACATGGCGAAGATTGAACTTGAAGGAATGGCTGAACTTATTGATAAAGTGAATAAATTAGGTGAAAAGTCAGAAGAAATCAAAAAGAAAGCACTAGATAAAGCAGGAGAACTTGTAAAAAGAAGTATGGAAAGTAAAGCACCAAGATCATCAGAATCTAAAAGACATATGGCAGATAATATTAAAGTTTCAGATATACAAAAGGAAGATGGCATAGATTTTGTAAATATAGGTCCAAATAAAGGTGATAATTCAGAGTTCTTTTATAGTAAGTTTACAGAATGGGGTACAAGTAAAATACCAGCTCAACATTGGGCAGAAAAATCAGTAGTTGAAAATAAAAAAGAAATTAATAATGTGATAAAAGAAGAACTTCAAAGGGGGCTTAGTGAATTTGATAAATAAATTAATTATTGAAGCATTAGAACCTTTAAAAATACCAGTATCTTTTCAAAAATACACAGGTAAAGCAAAACAATACATCACATTTCATGAATACTTGGTTAATGGTAAAGCATATGAGGATGATGATGAAACTTTAACAAGCCACTATGTACAAGTTGATGTCTGGAGCAAAGAAGATTATACAGAGATTGTAGAGCAAATAAAGAGTCTACTTACAAATAAGGGATTCAAGAGACTAGATGAGATAGATATGTATGAAAATGATACACATATTTATCATAAAGGAATTAAATTTTATTATTTAGAAAAAAGGGAGGAGATATAAATGGCTAGACAAATGGGACTTAAAGATATTCATATAGCACTTTTAAGTGAAGATACTTCAAGTGGAGCAACTTATGAAATACCAGAAAAACTTGAAAGAGCTATAAGTGCAAAGCTATCGCCAAAGTCAAATACTGAAAATATATATTCAGATGATACAGTTGAAGATGTTATAGCTGCATTTGAAGGAATAGATGTAGAAATAGAGGTGAATCAATTATCATTAACAAGCAGAGCTAAATTGCAAGGATCAAAAGTGGTAAAAGGAGTACTTATAGAAAATAAGAATGATGTAGCTCCAACTGTTGCTTTAGGTTTTAAATCTAAGAAAACTAATGGTAAGTATAGATATGTATGGCTTTTAAAAGGTAAGTTTGAACTTACTACTGATGAATACGACACTGAAGGAGAAAAGCCAGATCCAAAGAGTGCAAAATTATCAGGAACTTTTTATCCAAGAGATTTTGATGGTAATTATAGATTTATTGTTGATGAAGATGAAAGTGGAGTTGATGCTTCAATAATTAGTGGATGGTTTACAGATGTTCCCGATGAGCCAGTAGTAACTGAATAGTTATATTGTAACAAAATGTTTCATTATGATACACAATGCATAAATTTTTAATTTTAGGAAAATATAAATTTAGGAGGTGGTATCATGAGTGATAAAGTTGCTACAATGGTTAGATTAAAACCACAGGTTAAAGAAGAATTACAAAAAAGTGCAAAGAAAAAAAATATGTCGCTAAGTGCATACTTAGAAAACAGATTAACAGAAGGGGTAGGCATTAACTTCAATAATTGTACATTTAATTCTTATAATGATAATACATTCAATAATTACACATCTGACACAGGAAGAACCCCAATAACATTTATTGAACCAGATTAGAAGGAAATGGAGTCTATTTTCAATATAGATTCCATTTTTCGTGTATTTAAATAGTTTTACAAAGTTATTAGAATTATATATACTAATATGCAGATTGTCGAATTTTAACAGATAAAAATAATGTGAAATAATGTAATATTGTAGTATAATTGTATATATAATAACTATTAATGGGGGATAAATACAAATGGAAAATAATGAAGAACTACAAAAGAATGAATACTCCAAAGAATATTCTGAAAACTCCTTATTTGAAAAAATATTGCAAGTAGCAAAAAAAGCTGGGATTAACGTAATATATGCAGGACTATTATTATTTTATACATTACAAAAACCATTAACTCCAGGATGGGCTAGAGCAACTATCATTGGGGCATTAGGATATTTTATTTCACCAATCGATGCAATTCCAGATTTAACACCAATAGCTGGTTATACTGATGATTTAGGAGCATTAGCATTGGCATTAGCTGCAGTATCAATGTTTATTGATGATGATGTGAAAAGTAAAGCTAGGGAAAAATTAAAAGAATGGTTTGGAGATTATGATGATAGTTCCTTAGAGGAAATTGATAATAAAATTAATAAATAGTATATAAATATATGAGGATTTACTAGTAATAGTAGGTCCTTTTCTAATTATAGGAGGAAATATGAAAGCAGCAGAATTAAAAAATAAAGGAATTCAATTTACATTAGGAAATAAAGAATATGAATTGAAGTTTAATATGAACACTTTTTGCGAGTTAGAAGATGTTTATGGTGATATTAATAAAGCATTTGAAGATTTACAGAATATGAAGATCAAATCCATAAGAGCACTTATTTATTCTGCTATTAAAGTGCAGGATGAAACAGTAACTTTGAAAGATGTAGGAGATATGCTTGAACTAAATGATTTAGAGAGGTTAGGTACAGTTATTAATGAAGCATTAGGTGATTCAATGCCGGAGATAGAAGAAAATGTGGGGGAATAGAAAGTCACACCAGTTCAGAAGGTTGGAATTGGGAGTGGCTTTATTATTTAGGTACAAATCTATTAAGTATGAGTGAAGAGCAGTTTTGGAGCAGTACTCCTAAGAAGTTAACTGCTCTTTTTAAAATCTATAAAAAAGTAAATGGAATTGAAGAAAAGGAACAAGTTGATTATATAGATAATGTGATTTTCTAAAGGAGGTGAGGTATAAACATGGCTGGTGATGCTAATACTGTTGTAGCTAAAATAGGTCTTGATGATAAAGGCTTTCAAGATGGCATAGGTAAAGTTCAAAGAAGTTTAAAGCTTGTTCAGAGTGAATTTGCAGCTGCAAGTACTAAAATAGGTGTATATGGTAAGGCAACAGAAACATTAAAACTAAAGCAAGATACTTTAAATAAGCAGATGGAACTTCAAAAGCAGAAGGTAGCTGCTCTTTCTAAAAGTTATGAAGAAAGTGTACAGAAGAAAGGTGAAGATGCAAAAGCTACTGAAAATTTAAAGATAAGACTTAACTATGCACAGGCTGAACTTAACAATATGGAAAGAGAACTTGGAAATGTTAATAGAGAGTTGCAAGTACAAAGTAGTGGATGGACTCAATTAGGTGCAAAATTTGATGGCATCGGAAATAAAATGAAAACCGTGGGTGCTGGATTTTCAAATACAGGGAAAGTTCTTACAACAACAGTAACTGCACCTATAGTTGCAGCAGGAACTGGACTTGTTAAACTGGCAAGTGATTTTCAAGAAGCTAATAACACAATAAGAATTGGAACAGGAGCTACAGGAGAAGCACTTCAGGGGTTACAGAATGATTTCAAAGCAGTTTATACTTCAGTTAATACTAATATAAGTGATGCCAGTCAGGTTATAGCTGACCTCAATACTAGAACAGGATTAAGTGGAGAATCACTTCAAACATTATCAACTCAAATGTTAAGGCTTGCAAAGATAACAGGAGAAGATATAAACACACTTATTCCAGCTTCAACAAGAATGTTTCAGGATGCAGGAATAAGTACAGAAGATTATGGTGATGCATTAGATTATACTTTTAAGGTAAGTCAAAGCACAGGTATTGGAGTTTCAAGACTTCAAGAACTTATGACTAAATTCGGTGGACCACTTAGGCAGATGGGATTTGATTGGCAGACTTCAGCAGCCATGCTTGGTAAGTTTGAAAAGGAAGGTGTAAATACAGAACTGGTACTAGGAAGCTTAAGAATTGCACTTGGAAAGATGGCTAAGGAAGGAATAAGTGAACCCAACAAAGCACTTCAAGAAATGATAACTAGAATTAAAGAAGCAGGAACAGCAGGTGAAGCAAATACACTTGCCATGGAGATGTTTGGCGCTAAAGCTGGTCCAGATATGGCAGCAGCAATAAGAGAAGGAAGACTAGATCTTGATGAATTAATCAGCAGCATAGGTGGAAGTTCTGAAACTATAGAAAAAGCAGCTAAAGACACAGAAACAATAGGTGATAAGTTTATAATACTGAAAAATAAAATGGCTGTATCACTAGAACCTTTAGGAACAAAGCTCATAGAGGCTGTAGAAAGTGCAATGCCATCAATTGAAAAATTAATTGATGGTATAACGGGAATTATTGAAAAATTTACATCATTAAGCCCAGCCCAGCAAGATTTAGTTATAAAATTTGCTATGGTAGCAGCTGCAATCGGACCAGTTTTAAGTGTTATAGGTAAAGTTATAACTATAGGAGGAACTCTTTTTTCTACTTTTGGAACAATATCAACAGCAATAGGAGGTCTTAGTGGTGCAACAGGAGCTTTAGGAACAGCTTTTGCAGCTTTAACAGGACCAGTTGGAATAATAATTGCGGCTATTGCTGGACTAGTTGCTGTATTTGTAACTTTGTATAATAGCAATGAAGAATTTAGAAATACAGTTAATACGGTATGGAATGAAGTTAAAACAATAATTTCAGGCATTATAGAAGCATTAAAAGTATTATTTTCAACATTCATTGAATTTGCAAAACAGATATGGGATAAGTATGGACAGGATATCATGAACATAATAACAGTAGCATTTAATTTTATAGCTAATTATATAAAGAACAGTTTAGAAGTCATAAAGAATGTAATTAATATAGAAACTAATATATTAAAAGGTAATTGGCAGGGTGTATGGGATTCTATAAAGAATATTACAAGTTTAGTATGGGATAACTTAAAAAATATAATTTCAACAACTTTAAATACAATCAAAGGTGTAGTAAATACAGTTTTAACATTTATTAAGAATATAATTTCTACAGTATGGAATGCTATTAAAACCTTAACTGATACTACGTGGAATTCAATAAAAACTGTAACGTCAACCGTATGGGAATCTATAAAAAATACAATTTCAAATATCATCAATGGAATTAAAAATCTTATATCTACTACGTTTAATGCTATAAGTTCCACAATAAGTGGAATATGGAATAGTATTAAAAATACAACAGTAACCTTATGGAATGGTGTAAAAACAGCAATTATTACACCAGTTAATGAAGCTAAAAATACTGTGAAAAGTGCAGTAGATTCAATATATGGATTTTTTAAGAATTTAAAGATACCAGAAATAAAAATACCTAAAATTAAATTACCTCACTTTAGTTTAAGTGGTAAGTTTAGCATAGATCCACCTAGCATACCTAAGTTCTCAGTAGATTGGTATGCAAAAGGTGGTATTTTTAATGCCCCAAGTATTATTGGTGTTGGTGAAGCTGGAAGTGAAGCAGTATTGCCAATAGATAGATTAGATGATTTGATGGCAAAAGCATTACAGAAAGTAAGTGGCAGTACAAATGAAAATAATAATGGTGGACTCAACATTACTATAGAAAATTTTATAAACAATACTGAAAAAGATATAGAGCAGCTTGCATATGAATTAGAATTTTATAGACAGAGAATATCTATGGGAAGGGGAGGAAAATAAATGCTCAGCTTTAATTTTGGAAGTAAAAACAGTTATGAGGATTTTGGAATTTTAATATCACAAAGACCTAGCATTATTTCACCTAAACGTAGAGTCAACAAAATAAGTATTCCAGGGAGAAATTCTAATTTAATAGTTGATGAGAAAACTTATGATGATATAACTTTAAGTCTAGAATGTTCAGTAAAAGATAATGATAATATTATGAATAAACTTGATGATATAAAGGCCTGGCTTTTTGAAAGTGGAGAAAGTGATCTTATATTTGATTTTCAAAGTGATAAAAAATATATTGCTCAGGTAGTAAATTCAATAGATTTTAAGGTGGTATATAAGTACATCAGCCAATTCCCAATAATATTTAGTTGCAGGCCTTTCAAATATGAAACTGAAATGAATATGATTGAAATGACAAAAGAAGGAATTATATTAAATCCAGGAAGTATATATTCAGATCCTATAATTAAGATATCTGGTAGTGGTGATATTACGCTAAATATTAATTCTGAAACTATAAAGTTAAAACAGGTTAAAGAACACATAATTTTAGATACTGTTCAGCAGAATTGTTATAGTGAAGATATAGGAAATTTAAATAGTAAGATGAGTGGTGAATTTCCTAAATTAGAAACAGGTGAAAATAACATATCATGGACAGGAGCTGTTTACAAGGTGGAGGTTACTCCAAATTGGAGGTGGCTATAATTGATATGTGTATATGACAAGAAAACTACTAAAGGGAACTTTGATAATAATGGTTTAGGTATTTTGAATGAGCTAATTTCAGCAGAAATAACTGAAGAATTAAATGGCCAGTATTGTCTAGAAATTGAATACCCAGCAGAATCAAAAAAAGCGATATACTTAAAAGAGTTTAATATAATTAAGGCTGATGAGCAGCTGTTTAGAATTTATAAAATTGAAAAGATACAATCTTCAGATAAAAGACTGAAAGTATATGCAAATCATATATATTATGATTTAGCTAATTATTTTATTGAAGATGTAAGACCTACAGATGCTTCAGTTAAAACAGCTATGGAAAAAGCTATGATAAGTGATTTGTCTACAATTTATAGTGTAGATAGTGATATTATTATTGCTAATACTTTATATATGGTAGAAGTTAGTCCTGCTGAAGCTATGTTTAAAATAATAGAACGATGGGGACAAGGAGAATTAGTAAGAGATAATTATGATATAAAAATACTAAAGCAGAGAGGCAAAGATAGTGGAGTACTTATAAAGTATGGGAAAAATATCAGTGGATTAAAAATAACTGTAGATACTGCTGATGTTGTAACAAAATTATATCCAAAGGGAGCTAATGGAATAAAATTGACTGAAAAATATATTAATGTTCCAAACTGGGATAGTGATTTATATCCGCCTTTTCCTATAATAAGAAAAGTTGAAATTAAGGAAGCAGAAGATGAAGTTACTTTAAGAAAATTAGCTACTGAAATGGCAGAAACAATAGGGTTGAGCTCAGTTAATATACAGGTTGATTTCATTGAGCTTAGCAAAACTAAAGAATACTTTAGATTTAAAGATTTAGAAACAGTTTATGTTGGTGATATTGTAACAGTAAGGCACAATCAATTTGATGTTGATATTAAGGTTAAAGTTATAAAAATAAAAAGAGACTTACTTACAGGTATTAATACAAAAGTTGAATTAGGACAGCCTTTAAGTGATTTTTTAAATTCAATTGATCCGGCAGCTATAATAAAAACTGCTACAGATGAACTGGGAAATCAAGTTGCTCAGGTACTAACATCTATGTTGTACTATTGTAATCCTATAGAACTGATCATTGGAACCACAGCAATTCAACCTATGTATTTAGGGGTAAGTGCAGTTGCAAATACTAATTTATCATTAAATTTAGCCATAAGCTGTAATGCAAGCAGTGAATGTACTTTAACGATTAAAATAGAATTAGATAATGTTGAAATACCATTTAAACCAAAGCAGAAACTTAATCAAGGAGATAATGTTATAGGTATACCTCTTGGGATACCACAAGTAAGCTCAGGAGCACATTATATAGGAATATTTCTAAAAACAGATACAGGAACAGTAAAAATACCAATATATAATATGCAGTGCATGATTGACGGCAGAAATCTTCAAGGCGGATTAAATGCAGAACCGCCACATGCAGAATGTTTTGAGAATTTAGATTATCTGAATTTAAATGCTTTATATATTGATAGAATTGCATCTAACTATATAAGTGCTGAGTTACAGAATCCTGAAAGTGCAACATTAGCTAGCCATAAAAATGCTGATATAGAAGAGATAATAGGAAATAAGCAGATAGGTACAGAGTATAGTATTTTCGTTAAAAAGTTTGGAACTATATTATATGTTAATTTGAGTAATAAGGATAAATATATAATAGATAGTAGTAAATTAATTATAGATAATAGTGGCTTATATTTCAAAACACGTTATGAAGGGATAGCAATTGAAGAAAATATAGATGAAGGTAAAATGTATAGCTTCAAGCTTTTAGAAAGTAAAAGTTTTGAAAATATTGAGAAATTGGAGGTGAAATAATATGGGTATATATAGCAGTAGTATAATTAGTCCTAAAGGAAATAGTGGAATGACTCTATTAAGTTCACATAATGATGACAATACCGTCAAGATACCAGATATAGGATTTGATTTTTTCTATAACGGAGTTAATTGCAGAAATACAATAAATATTAGTGGGAACTCATGGCTTGGATTTAGTGGCGCTAATGAGGAACTTAAAATAAATAGAAGAGATGCAGGGGCAGATAATATTTATTATGCTTATGAAACAGTAGATGATAAAGCTATTTTTAGAATTAGGTGGGAAGGTCATGAAAATTATAGCAGTTGGGGAACTCTTAATTTAGTGTGGGAGCTTATAATGTTTGATGATAGTGCTGTGGTATTGGTCATTGAAAAAATCCCTAATACAGGAACCGATTCTTTTGTAAATCCTACATTAGGAACAACAGCTTTAACTCTTAGCAGTAATAAGTCTTATGCATTCATTCCAGAACAGGATAAAGGAAAATCATATACTATAAGAGAAGGTTCTTATGTACAGACTGATATTAAATATATTATTGTTGATGGGGAGGATATTAAACATTGGGATTCAGCAAGTGAAGCTTATGTTAAAGTTTCAGAATTACCATTAACAGCAGAAAAATTTCAAACCTACGGTGATGATATATATCATAAAGAAAGAACAGGAATAATATCTGAGTCTCCAATTTTAAAAATATGGTCATCAATAGAAAGTATAGAAGTACCAACTATAACTCAAGTAATAAAGCCTAAACCTATAATTGTGAATATGAGAGAAGATATTTTATTTAATGAAGAATATATTGAGAATATTAATAATGTAGTTTTGTGTTTAGAAAATACAGGAAATGTAAGCATTTTATTTATAGTAAGTACGGACTGTGGAGTTACCTGGAAATCATGGAATGGTGAATCATGGATACTTATTGATATAGATAATATAGAAGATATAAAAAATAAAGGGATGTCTAATAGTGATATTCAGTCAATTACTGAAGCACAATGGACATCCCTTGATATTTCCGATAAACGCATACGATTTGCATGGTATATGGAAATTGAATTTAGTGAAGATGTTTTAAAATTAAAAGAAATAAGAGTCAATTATAATACAGTATAGGAGGTAAACATGGCTTATAAAGAAAGCATTGCTTATAGCAGAGATTTAATAAAAGGAACTAACGTAGAAGTTTTAAAGAAAAAATTAATACTGCCATATACAGGTACTGCTACAGTAAAATTATATGATTCACTTACAGGCAGGCAGACATATGAGGCTAAAAGCGAAAATAGAATTTCAGCTATTTTTGGTAATATAGCGTACCTTAATGGATTTTATTATCCAATACTTGATAATAACTCGAGTAGCTTATTATATGAGATATATTCAACACTACCATTTAGAATGATGGCACTTACAACTGGAGATGTATCAGAAGATCCTTATGATTATTTTACATGGGGTAATATTGTAGGATATGCAGATGGTGTAACACCATATAGTGGAAGCGATAATTTTAGAGGAACTGTAAATGAATCAGAAACTACAAGAACAACAGGAAAGAAGCATTATGTTATCGACTTCCCAACAAACGCAGCAAATGGAACATTCAAAAGTATATATTGGACTGGTGGATATCCAGCTAATACTCCAACAGCTCCAAAATTAAATTATACTTATGCTAAGAAAACATTAGAAAAGGGAACTTACAGTACTTCTTTATCAGCATATAATCTATGTACTGATGAAAGTAATCTATATGTATTAAAAATAAATTCAGCAACAATATATGTATATGATAAAGCAACTTATGAGAAAAAAGAAAATATAATAATTTCAGAAGCAAGTATTGCTATAGCATATGATGGCACAAACTTTTGGAGTTTATTAAGTACTGGAGCTTTTAGAAAATTGGATAAGCAGTTTAATGTTATAAATTCTTACTCTAGAAGTTCAGTGATATCAAGTGATATAGCTAAATCATTAACTTTTTATGATATAGAAGCTGATGAAGCTAATGTTTATATATCTTATGGCGGGTATATAGAATCTTCTGGAAGTTCAGCAAAGGGATGCATAGCAAAATACGATAAGGATGGAGTGTTTAATAGCAAATCAGATCTATATTCAGATTATGCTTATAAAATAGCATTATCAAAAATAACTAATAATAAACTGCTAGTTGTAATTAATGAAGCTGCTTGTATGCATTTGAATGATAATCTAACTGTTCATGGAAGTATAAAATCTAATCTAACTGGTTACAAGAGTTTCACTTGGGATAATGACACATCAACAATTTTCACATATACGAGTAATTCTTATGGAGAACTGAAACATGAATATATAATTCCAGCAGCAGCTCATACATTACTTCCAGAGCCAGTAACAAAAACACCAACAAACACAATGAAAATACAATACGATTTTACATGTGAGTATGTGTATATGCTTGATATGCCACCACATTAAATAATAGAATACGGAGGTAAAAGATTATGAAGAATTTCATTAATATATTTCAATTAATATTTACAACCATAGGAGGGTACTTCGGATGGTTTGTAGGAGGATGTGATGGGTTTATGTATGCACTTATCATCTTTATTGTAATTGATTATTTGACGGGATTAATGGTAGCAGTGTTAGATAGGAAGCTATCTAGTGAAATTGGATTTAGAGGGATTTTTAAAAAGGTATTAATTTTCACTTTTGTAGGCATCGGTAATATAATAGATGTTCAGTTAATCAAGAACGGTAGTGCAATTCGTACTGCTGTTATTTTTTTCTACATTTCTAATGAAGGTATCAGTATAATAGAGAATTCAGCGAAGGTTGGACTACCTATACCACAGAAGTTAAAGGACGTATTGCATCAATTAAATAGAGAGGATGATGGTAATGATTAAATTATGTTTTGATTATGGTCATGGAGGAGAAGATCCAGGGGCAACTTATAATGGCAGAAGAGAAAGTGATGACGTTTTAAAAATAGGAAAAGAAGTAGCCAAGGAAGTAAGAAATCATGGAGTAGTTGTTGATGAAACGAGAACTAATGATGCTACAGTAAGTCTTAAGGATAGAAGTGCTTTTGAAAATAGAAGCAATTATGATTACTTTATATCTTTTCATAGGAATGCTTATAAACCTGAAAGTGCAAGAGGTGTTGAAACTTACACTTATTTAAATCCAGGAGTGAAATCACAAAGTTTATCAAGAAGAATTCAAGATTGCCTTGTATCATTAGGATTTATAGATAGAGGAGTAAAGACAGCTAATTATCATGTATTAAGAGAAACAAAGTCAGCAGCAATTCTAATTGAAATAGGATTTATTGATAATACAAAGGATAATAACTTATTTGATGAAAAGAGAAATGAAATTATTAAGGTATTAGCTAAAGCAATACTGATGCAAGTAGGAGTTAATTACTTTGAGGCTTCATCACAAACCCAAGTAGAAAGTAGCCAAACTTTATATAGAGTTATGTCAGGTTCTTATTCATCAAGGGAAAATGCTGAAAAGCAAGTACAGAAGCTTAATGCATCAGGTTTTGATGCAACAATTATGATTGTTGATAAATAAATATATGAGAGTATAAAGTAAATATTGGAATAGGAAACCTGTGGAAATCTTGTTTGGAGATTTTTGCAGGTTTCTCTTAGTTTTTATATTGATTGGAGGAAGTAAATATCAATAAGGTTGAAAAAGAGAAAATAGAAATTATGAGACATAAAGGATACAGCTATTCTAAGATAGCTATAGCACTTAATATTTCTGAAAATACTATAAAATCCTTTTGCAGACGTAATAATTTAGGCGGAATAAAAAATAATAAGATAAAAGAAAAAAATACAGTTAATACAGTATGTAAGCAGTGTGGAAATCCACTAATTAAAACAAAACAGGGACAACCTAAGAAATTTTGTTGTGATAAATGTAGAAGAGAATGGTGGAAGGCAAATGATGAATGTATTAATAGAAAAGCATATTATGATATGACATGTTTAGAATGTGGGGATAAGTTTAGAAGCTATGGAAATAAAAATAGGAAGTTTTGTAGTCATAACTGTTATATAAAAAATAGGTTTACTAAAGGGGGCAAATTAATTGACTGATGCACAATTTCAACGAGAAAAGAATTATAGAACTGCGTTAGCGATTGCAAAGGAAATGCTTTCAAAAGGATTAATAGATAAGAGTGATTATACTAAAATAAAGAAATTTCTAATAAATAAATATAATCCTGTTATAGGGTGGCTTTAACTTGATTTATAGTAATTGTAGAGCTAATATGTACACCTGAAGGGAGTGCTTTTATGGAAAGAACAATTAGAAAGATACAAAGAAAAATAAATAAATTACCTGTAAAAAAGCGTGTAGCTGCTTATGCGAGAGTATCAAGTGGTAAAGATGCAATGCTTCATTCACTTTCAGCACAAGTAAGTCATTATAGTAATCTTATTCAAAACAACAATGAATGGGACTATGGAGGTGTTTATGCAGATGAAGCTGTAACTGGAACTAAAGATAATAGAATAGAATTTCAAAAGCTTTTAAAAGATTGTAGGGATGGAAAAGTAGATATGATTATAACTAAGTCAATTTCAAGATTGGCAAGGAATACAGTTACCATGTTAGAAGTAGTCAGGGAATTAAAGAATATAAATGTAGATGTTTATTTTGAAAAAGAGAATATACACAGTATGAGCGGGGATGGTGAGTTAATGCTTACTATCCTCGCTTCTTTTGCACAGGAGGAAAGTAGATCAGTAAGCGAAAATTGCAAATGGAGAATTAGAAAGGGATTCCAGCAGGGAGAACTTATAAATTTAAGATTTATGTATGGATATAAAATTAAAAAAGGAGTAATTGAAATCAATGAAAATGAAGCTGCAGTTGTTCGTATGATATTTAATGATTATATTAATAGAATGGGTTGCAGATTAATAGCTAAAAAGCTTATAGATATGAACATTAAAAAAATGAGGGGAGGAATGTGGACCTCAGTAAGAGTTTTAGAAATTCTTAAGAATGAAAAATACACTGGTAATGCATTGCTTCAAAAAAAATATGTTAAAGAGCATTTGACCAAAAAACTTGTTATAAATAAAGGAAATCTCAATAAATATTATGTGGAAGGAACTCATCCAGCAATTATAGATATTGATACATTTAATAAAGCTCAAGAGATTATGAAAATAAATAGAATTAAGTTTCAAGGTTCACAAGAAGGTGAAAAATATCCATTCACATCTAAAATAGAATGTGGAGTATGCGGTAAAAACTATAGACATAAGGGTAGAAATGGGAAAAGTACCTGGGTATGCTCTAAACATGTGGAATACGGAAGAAATTACTGTGATTCTAAACCAATCTCTGACTTTGAATTGAGAAAAATATCTAAGGAAATTTTAGAAATTAAAGAATTTGATAATGATGTATTTAAAAAGAATATAGAAAAAATTAGAATTACAAAAAGTAGAACTGCAATATTTGTATTTAAGGATGGAAGAGTTATTGAGAAAGGAATGATTTAATGGAAACAACAAGAAGGATTAAGGTAATACCAGCAGTAGAAGTTTTTGCAACGGTAAATGCAGACAATGTTTTAAGGAAGAAAAAAGTAGCAGCATATGCTAGAGTATCTACTGAAAATGATGAACAGCTTTCAAGCTATGAAGCTCAAGTTGATTATTATACAAGGCATATTAAGTCAAAACTAGAATGGGAGTTTATAAATGTTTATTCTGATGAAGGTATATCAGCTACTAGTACTAAGAAGCGTGAAGGTTTTAAAAAAATGATTGATGATGCATTGAGTGGAAAAATAGATTTAATAATAACAAAGTCTGTATCCAGGTTTGCAAGAAATACAGTAGATACATTAACGACGGTTAGAGAGCTAAAGGATAAGGGGGTTGAAGTATATTTTGAAAAAGAAAATATTTATACCATGGATAGTAAAGGAGAGTTATTGATTACAATAATGTCCAGCTTAGCTCAAGAAGAATCTAGGTCAATTTCAGAAAATGTTACTTGGGGCCAAAGAAAAAGATTTGCAGATGGAAAAGTAAGCTTACCATATAAGCAATTCTTAGGATATGAAAAAGGTGAAGATGGCTTACCTAAAATAGTTGAAGCACAAGCTAAAGTTGTAAGAATGATTTATAAGCTGTTCTTGGAAGGTAAAGCCACTTCATGGATAGCAAAGTTTTTGTCTGAAAGTAGAATACCATCACCATCAGGAAAGGAAAAGTGGCAAGAAAGCACCGTTAGAAGTATTCTTAAGAATGAAAAATATAAGGGAGATGCGATGCTTCAAAAGAGTTTTACAGTAAATTTTCTTACAAAGAAGAAGAAGGTTAATGAGGGAGAGGTTCCACAATATTATGTTGAAAATAGCCATCCAGCAATAATTACATCAGAAGTATTTGATTTAGTTAAATATGAATTTGAAAAGAGAAGGACTGCAAAAGGTATTAGAACTAGTGTGTCTTGCTTTTCAGGAAAAATAACTTGTGGTGAGTGTGGCAATTTTTATGGAAGTAAGACTTGGCATTCTAATAGCAAATATAGAAGAACTATATGGAGATGCAATCATAAGTATAAAAATGATAAACAATGTAGTACACCGCATATATCAGAAGACAAGCTAAAAGAATTATTTATTAAAACGTTTAACGATCTGATTGAAAATAAGGATGAAATACTGAAAGGATACAAAGAAATAATTGGTACATTAGCTGATACATCAAAATTAGAAAAGCGATGCTTGAGATTACAGAGTGAAGAAGAAGTTGTTGTAGGGTTAATTAAAAAATTAATAGATGAAAATGCACATAATTCTTTAAAACAAGATGAGTATGATGAGAAGTATAATGGATTATCAAAC